AACTATATTCAGTATTGCCCCCGTAAGGCTTTGCACGACGTTCAATATAGCGTTCAATACGCGCTCCAGTGGGGCAAGGATAACGCGCAAGCGGTTAGAGTTTTCTTCGCTTGACTTGATACCTTTCACGACGAGCATTATAGCCGCCGCGATTGCACCGAAGACGGCGACTATTGGATTAGCGAGTAGTGTTAAGAGCTGTTTTCCGAACCCTGCGACAGCATTCTTTGCGGTATTGAACGCCCCCGATACTCCGTCCTTAGTAACGTCGTTGATTGTGACGAGGACGCGCACGAACTTCGACTGCTCGCCCATCGCACTCTTAATTGCGTTCTCGTAATTACCGACATTACGATAATACCTTTGCGTAGCGGCTTCGGCTTCTTTGAGCTCGGTCGTGATGTTGTTTATCGACGCGGCGAGTTCTTTCCCTTTCGCTCCTTCACGCTGTGCCTTTGAAAGATTGTCGTATTCTTTCGTGAGGTTCGACAGCTGGGCGCGGAGTGACACCATGCTTCCCTCGCGTTCTTCGTTGTTGGCCTTTTCTACTTTGAGGTTGTTCTGCAATTCTTTGTTAAAGCCGCGCATATCGTCGCTATATTGCTTTATCATTACGTCGCTCGCGGCCAGACGCTTTGCATATTCCTCTTGCGAGAGTGTGCCCGCCTGCACTTGGTCTTGCATGTCCTTCTGAGCCTGCTTCAACTCTTGAATTTTCTCTTTGTATCGCAGTATTCCGTAGACAGCATCCTCGTAATCGAGCGTGAGTTTTAATATCGTCTGTTCTTCGGTTGTAGCCATTGTTTTTCCTCCATTTATTTGATTCTGAAAAGTGTTACATCTGCGTTTCCTTCGCTGTCAGCCTTAATCTCCGTCACGGCAAAGTATGCACCATATTGTGCAAGATACACGGGGATTGTCTCGTCGAACGCCTTCAATTCGATGTCCGAGAGGCGAACTTTCTCCTTTATAACGAGCGTGTATGCGAGTGCGTTCTGTACGTCGGCATAGCGCGTCGTGATGATGTCCTGCAGATTCAGCCCGTCAAAGGTCGCTATCGTCAGCGGGGTATTGCCCGAATAGAACACCGCCGGCGCGAGGCGCACAATGCGCGGTTTCACGTCGTTCGTGGCATACTGCGGAACGTTTGAAGAACCGTTTAGAAGTTCCGTAATATTCGAGATTGAGTATATCGGAATACGGACGTACCTCCGCACACGTTCCACGACACACGGCGCAAACGGGACTTTAAAGAAGTCCTTTGCCAAATCCAGCGTCGTATTCGGTACGGGCAGAACGCCGTCGTGCTCCGCGTTGTAATCATCTTCGCCCGTGTATCTATACCAGTTATTCTGAGCGTAATCGCCCATCTTGTATTCAGCTGTCCGTGGGCGGTCTATCTCGCTGGCTGGCTCCACGCGGCGCGTCCATTCGTAAGCCTGCGGGATGTTATCCCACAACGTGGCAAACGGGAGAAAGCGTATTACGTTGCCCTGTTGGTTCTTCGGGAATGTCCCCGTAAGCACGCACAGCGTCTTGATAAAATCAACGACCTTCACCTCGGGCAGATTCGGAAATGCGGGATAGTTATCTCCTGGCTGCACCTCGGGCACGTCGTCCGAGTAGTCTGCACCTTCCGATGACGGCTTGCGTCCCTCCATTGTGCTCCCGCCCGTAGACAACCCCGAGGCAATGCTTTCAAGCTCTACAGCCGTGAGCGTGTCACTAATAAAGTACGCCGTGAGGTAGTCGCCTGCGGTCATGCTTGCTGCATACGTCCCCGACGCGAATAGCGTTGCCGTCGTTGCCGTCGTGCTACCCATTGAAAGAGCGATGTCCGTGTGCTCAATTTCCGCGTCTGCCGCGTTGTAACGTGTTAGCTTTATAACACACCCACTCGCATAGCGTTCGGCCTCTGTGCGCGAAAAAACACCCGTTAAAGAGTATGAAAGACTGACATCCTTTGTGGTGTCTACGGAAAGGCGGTCGAGTGCCGTTCCTTGTGCTCCCGAAAAGATGCCCGCGCTGGCTACAATGGTGAACGTAAAGAACACCCCCGACGGATTGCTCGCGAAGCCGAGCGTAATAGTGTCGCAGTCGGACGCATATTGCGCTTTGTTCGTGACGAGCGGCAGGGCGAGAAATGCGATGTCGTTTTGCACCGCCGAGAAGTCGAGAGTGATGCCGTATCGCTGCTCAATAACGCGGAGGATGTAGGGCACGCGAACACATGGCCGGATATACAGGCACTCCCATGCGAGTTCCTGTGCAGGTGTCAGCGACGTGTCCTTCGCGGGGCGATAGTAGTTCGATTGCGCGTATAGTATCTTGAACTGGCTTGCCGTGGGGTCGTTCTGGATAAGCGACCACGCGGGAATTACCTCCGAATATCCCGACGTGCGCCACTCAATCGTAAGCGGGTCTTTGAGTTGATTCAACGACAGCCCCTCGGATGCCAGTAGCCGCAGTCCTTCGGTGACGCCCCACGAAAGAGAAATCTCAATGTCGTCGCCCGTCGAGAGAAGCACCGCCTTTGCGCCGATTATAACGCCCACGCCGTTGCGGTAGTAGTCTGCCGCGTGCGTGCCATACGGAAAGAGCGATGTCACCTCCACGCGGTCGGACGCTGCAATGAGACTGCGATTGCGGGCGGTATTCGGTAACTTAACAGTATATGAGAAGTTGCCGACCATTTTCGAGATGTCGCGGAAAAGGTTACTATTCAGCGAGAGCGCGACCTTCGTACCCTCGTCGATGTCGGCGAGTATGCCGTCGATATATAGTCGTTGGTCTGTCATAGTCGTTGGAGTGGGGTGTTAGCGAGTGCGATTGTCAGCGTGAAGTCTTGCAGCGGCTTGTGAGTGTCGGAGAGTGTTCCCGTCTGTGCGGTAACGCTCACCCATTTATCATCGTCGCGGTTAGCACCGACGAACATATCCACGACGGGAGAGGTTGCCACGTCTTGCAGCCATGCCCATGTATCGGCATCGACAAGCGGAGCGCATAGCGCGAGGGTGTTCTCTCGCGTGTATGCCGCCCGCCGTCCTGCGCCGCGCTGGTAGCCATACCCGAGCGACCACTGCAGAAGGTCGTTGCGGTCGAACGTCATGTCCGTGCCTGTCTTTCCCTGCTCCGTGCCCTGCTTGAAAAGATAGTAGTCATAAAAGCCGTGGCGGTTTATCCAACGGAGATAAACGCCCTCGGAACAGCCATCGACGTCGATGTCTCCGAGCAGTGTCTGCGCCACGTTCTGCGCGAGTAGGAACGTGAAGTCGAACGTCATGTCGAACGTCGCCTGCTGGAGTGTTCCCGCATAGTCGTATATTTTGATAGTGTTGGCGAGTGGGTTCATAGCCGCGTGTGTCACGGCATACATACCGTAATTCGTGAGCGGTATCGTCGTGCCCGTTGTGTCGTTACGGATGAGTAGCGTGCTCGATGATGTGTCGGCGTACACTCCGAAAGAGAATGGGAACTGCGTGAACCATGTGCGTTTGCGGTAGCCGTTGAACACATCCTTTCCCGTCGGTGCGAGTGCTCCCCAAATATAGTCCACGAGGATGCCAGAGAACGTCACCTCTGTATTGTCCGTCTTCGTCACCACAACATCGGCAGTGAGGGCTGCTTCTTTGCGTGTATCGTAGACGTTTTGCGTGTAGTCCACAGCGAACTCCTGCGACGCGAGGAATAGCTGTACCGTTGCCCGTACATCGCCATAGACCGCGCCTCCGTAGGCTTGATAGTTCAGCGTGTGCTCCGTCTCGTCGCCGTCAGAAAGTACGATAGTCATCGCCTTCGCTCCTGTCCTTACGAGGAACAGACACGGATTAAACATGAAAGTGAATTTGTCGGGATACTCGAGCGTTATCCCGTTCTTTGTTTGTGTTCTCAATTCTTTTCCCTCCTATTGTCTTGTATTGAGTTTTATCTGCTCCGTCACTTGTGCCTGCAAAAGTGCGGATATTTTCTGCTGTATTGCGGCCACTGTCTTCGGTATCTCTTGCGAGTAAATGGTGTCACGACCTCCGTTGCGGAATAGCTTCGTACCGCTTTTCTCGATGGTGTACGCAATAGCTCCTGCCATGCTCATTTGCCCACGTTCTGCGGGTGTATACTTCGGTTGCCACCGCTCCGACGGCTGTCGTTTGTAAGGTATCGGAGCGGCCTGTATTCCTTTGTCTTTCATCCATTGCATAATGATACCCACGAACCCCGAAGGAACAGCACCGCCACGTCGTCCTGTTTCAAGCGTACCGAACGGCATCTGCTGCTGACTGACAAGAGCCACGCCGTCGTCAGTCGTTACAACCGCGAGCGAGCGGATAGTACGCCCGGAAGCCACAGCACCCGCCGCCTGCATATTGGCGATGATACGCTCTTTCAACTGCGTCATCTCCTCAAACGCCATCTGCTTGGCTGTATCTATATTGATAGCCGTTGCCATGTGTTACCCTCCTAATACACGCACTTCGATTCTTCTTCAAAAGTCAGTTGTAAAACGATGCCCGTCACGATTGACGACATCTGCTCGTAGAACGTCGTGTAGTTTACGACGCCAAACGGCAAGAAATACCCGCTCCGCGCAAACCCTTGCAAGAGCCTTCCCGCGATGTTCACACTTTCCTCGATAGCCGAGTTGTTGTCGTCTCCGTCCGCATCTTTGACTACCTTCCACGCGATAGCCAGTGCGACATCTTGCGTGTGTCGTAGCTTGTCGTTCCTGTATTCGATACGCCCCGCATTGGGCATAATACAGAACACGGCAGGCAGCGTCTTCCGTGTTAATAACTTGTCAACACCGCGCCAGTCGTCAAGAACAAACGTCCAATCGGGGAGGACTTCATTGACGACGGCTTGAATTTTTTCGGCGATACTCATTGTTGATAACCTCCTGTAATCTTCGTTGATATATAGTCTTTTTATTGTCCATGTCTACGCATTTATACACGCGCATCCAGTTCACTCCGAGCACCTCGTCATGGTCATGTATTCCCATCCGTTGTGCGTACCAGTCTATCATGCCGAACAGGCCGAAGTTCAGCGAAGCAATACCCGCCCGCCGTTCTTCTGCTGTCGGTTCTATCTGTGCCGCCTTGAATAGCTCGTTTATCTTCGCAAGTTCAGCCATCGCCCACCCTGCGAACCGCACTACATCGACAGCACGCGCCCTGCGCACCTCGTCGGGTGTCATACCGAGCACCACGCGGCAAACACCTTCCACGGCATCGTCTTCCGTTCCGAGCGACGACAGCTCCATAACTTGCCCTATTGTTAATTCGTTGAACGTCTCGGGAACAGCATGTCCGCCCACCTTCTCGGGACGGGAGTACGTCTGTAGCTTGTACCCTGCAATCTTCGCAATGGGTAGCCACTCCGCATATGTCGTTTTTATGTTCATATTTAGTTATTTTCCTTAAATATTCGCTCTGCCGCGTTCTTTTTCCTTTTGCGTGTACTTTATTGCCCCGACACGTTATCGCGCGTTAAAACGCAAGAAACGCAGTTTTATAGCCGCGTTACATAAGTACGTCCGCCTCGTGGACGTTGAGTGTTGAGTTTTGCCAGAGCAACGTATCGCACGGCATCTATTCCGTGGTTGTTCTTGTCCTGGGGCGTGTTGGTCTCTCGTCCGTCGCGATCTTTCTGCCATTTATACGTCTTTAGGTTCTCGAGGATACCTTTTGAACGCCGCGTGACGTGTAGGCGGTAACGGCGCAATATGTCAAGACCGACAACGATGCTGTCTGCACCTTTCACCGACGGAACGCACCACAAGCCCGCCGCCTGTATCTCGGCGATGGACTTTGGCTCGGCACAATCGGCAATAATCATGTCGGCGCGTGTCACTCCCGCGTCACGGGCACGCTGCACAATGTCGGGGTTCGTTAGTCCAGTGGAATATATTTTCTCGTCTATCCACAGCTCGCCATGAGCGAGGACTACCTGCTCGAGGGCTGTCTCGTCTGCCGCGAAACCAAAGTCCATCCCGTGTGCATACATCTTCCACTCGCTGCGAGGCGGCAGAGCGTCCACGATGTCCCAATTCGTAAGGACAAGCCCCTGCACCTTTCCCGTCTTTCCGCGAGCATACACTTGGAAGAGTTCCGGGTCTTCT